TGGTGGTCTTCCGGATCGCCATGAAGGCCTGCGCGATATCGACCCAACCGGCATCGAATTCCAGCCGGCCTTTGCTGATCAGCTGATAGGCTTTCATCACCAGCTGGCCTTTCACCTCGGGGTTGTATTGGTACTGCACTGCTGCCGGGAAGAACTTGCGGACCAGCTGGTAAACGGATGAGCCAATGCCCGTGGTGTCGATACCAACGTGGGTGACGTTGTACTTCAGCGTCATCTGACGGATCTGCTCGGCCTGGTCCTCGTAGTCCAGCCCTCTGAACTGACGCCGCTCGATCACACGGTATTTGCCGCCGGGCTTTTCGGGCGGCAGGATCACGGCCAGGCCTGCGTTGTCGCCGGTTTCGGTTTCGCCGTTGGGGTCGTAGCCGATCCAGACCGGCTGGTTGCCCACCGGCTTCGGCGCGAATGGCTTGAAGTCGCTCCACACTTCCCAGCTGTCGACCATGCAGCGCTGCATCATCATCAGGCCGAACAGACTCTTGTTGTCGTCGACGAACTGACACATGAGCAGGTTTTCGTACTCGGGCTCGCTGTATTCCAGGCGCAGCTGATCCAGATCGAACAGGTCGCAGCCCTGGGCAACCGCATCTTCCACCGTAACGATGTGACGCCACTGACCGTCCGGGCAATACAGACCGTTTTTTAGTGCTGCGTGGCTGATATCGATATCGACGCGCTCGGCTTTTTTCCTGCGTTTGTTGAACAGCTCGCCGGACCAGTACGGGTATGCGTCGTGGCTCAGGCTGGATGGCGTGCTGAAGTAGGTCTGCCGCCACTTTTTGTGCATTGCCATGCCGGAGGCGACTTTACGAAGCGTCTGGAACTGGTAGGTCCAGAAGTACTCATCGAAATACAGGTTGCCGTGGTAGGACTGCGCCGTGCGGGCATTGGTACCGAGGAAATACAGCGTGGCACCGTTCGACAGTACGATCGGATCGCCGGTCAGCTCCCAGTCAGCCACATCGCGGGCATAGGCCTGAATGTACTCCTTGAAGACGTGGGCCTGTGCCTTGGATGCCGACAGAAAGATCTGGTTGCGGCCGGTCTCGACCGCATCGAGCAAGGCTTCCCGTGCGAAGTAGTAGGTGGCTCCGATCTGGCGGCTCTTGAGGATGTTCCGGATACGGTATTTTTCACCGGCCCGGTACCAGTGTTTCTGGTAGTCAAACAACTCATCAAAGAACGCCGCCCGCAGCTGCTCGGCGATCTCATCCGTGACCTCGTTTTTGGTCGGCTTTTTGCGTTCGCCCTTATTACGGTTGGCCACCTTCGGGTTCAGATCACCCTCGTGACCACCGGGCTGTTCGTACCGGCGCACCCGTGCCATACGCTCGATCTGGCGACCAAGCAAGTCTATTTCCTTGAAGTCGCGGCCTTCCTTGGGGTCTTTCATTACAAGCTGGATCAGTCTAGCCTCTACGGCAAACTCGACCCGCTCGATGGGTTTAGTCTCATCCCAGGCGTCGCGCTTCTTCCAGCTGTGAACCGTGGCGGCCTTCTCGCCCAGCTGCTCCGCAATGCGGGCAACGCGAAACCCCTGCCAGTACAGCAGCCTGGCAAGGCGTCGCGGGTCCAACTCTGTCACGTCAGTCATTGCATTCATGCCGCCAGAGTAGCGATCAACGCACCCCCCTCCCCGTCCTGCCCCGTGTAGCGGCTGGCTATACATACAGCACGAATTGAAGCCCCACGCGCATACGCCCACCCTGTCCCCATCGATAACGAACAGCAGCAGCTGAAATCAGACGAGGACAGACCGATGGCCAAGAAGGCGCTGAAAAGCAAATGGTTTCGCGTAGGTGTTGAAGGTGACACCACGGACGGCCGCAAAATCGAGGCCGCCTGGCTGACCCAGATGGCCGCGAACTACAACCCCGAAAAGTACGGTGCCCGCGTCAACTGTGAGCATGTGCGCGGCATGGCGCCGGACAGCAGCTTCGGCGCCTTCGGTGATGTGACCGCCCTGAAGACCGAGACCATCCAGATTGACGGCGAAGACAAGGTGGCCCTGTACGCCCAGATCACCCCGAACGATGACCTGATCGCCCTGAACAAAAAGCGCAAGAAGGTCTACACCAGCATGGAAATCGACCACAACTTTGCGGATAAGGGCGAAGCGTACCTGGTCGGCCTGGCCGTGACCGACTCCCCTGCCTCGCTGGGCACTGAAATGCTGGAATTTGCAGCGACTCAGGCTGAAAAGAATCCGCTGAATGCTCGCAAGCAGAAGCCCGAGAACGTGTTCAGCGCCGCCCGTGAAGTCGAGCTGGAGTTCGAAGACAACACCTCCCTGCTGACCCGCGTTAAAGAGATGCTGAGCCGTAACGAAGGCCAGCGCACCCAGAAAGACGGTGAATTCTCTGAAGCGATCGAAGCGATCGCCGGTGAACTGGCAAGCCTGAAAGACCAGTTCAGCAAGCTGGGCGACGGTGGCGACAGTTCTGCACTCCAGCAGTTGCAGACCGATCTGAAAGCAGCCCAGGACGAACTGACCGAGCTGAAACAGAAGCTCGACAACACCCCGAACTTCACCCAACGCCCGGCTGCCTCTGGCGGCAAAGGAGAGCAGGTCACCGACTGCTAAGCCGGTACCGCCGAACGGACACACTCGAATCACTGGAGACAGACCATGCGTAACGAAACCCGCTTGAAGTTCAACGCCTACGTGGAGCAGATCGGCAAACTGAACCAGGTTGCCGATGCCAGCGTGAAGTTCAATGTACAGCCTACCGTCCAGCAGACGCTGGAAACCAAAATGCAGGAAAGCTCCGACTTCCTGAGCAAAATCAACATCATCGGTGTGACCGAGATGCAGGGTGACAAGCTGGGCCTTGGCATCGGCAGCCCCATTGCCAGCAACACCGACACCAGCAACAAGGATCGTCAGACCAAAGATCCGACCACGCTGGATGAGCGCGGCTACCTGTGCCGCAAGAACAACTCAGACACACATATTACCTATGCCAAGCTGGACCTGTGGGCCAAGTTCCCCGACTTCCAGACCCGCATCCGTGACGCCATCCTGCGCCGCCAGGCACTGGACCGCATCACCATCGGTTTCAACGGCATCAGTTATGCCGCCGATTCCAATGTGGCGACCAACCCGCTGCTGCAGGACGTGAACATCGGCTGGCTGCAGAAGTACCGCAGCGAGGCTGCCGAGCGCGTACTGGCTGAAGTGGTTGACGCCTCCGGCGAGGTGAGAGCCTATAAGGGCGGTGATTACGCGAACCTGGACGCGCTGGTGTTTGACGCCGTGAACAACCTGATCGAACCCTGGTACCGCGAGGACACCGAGCTGGTGGCGATCATGGGCCGCGAGCTGCTGGCCGATAAGTACTTCCCGCTGGTGAACCAGAACCGCGACCCGAGCGAGACTCTGGCGGCTGACATGATCATCAGCCAGAAGCGTGTCGGCGGTCTGCCGGCCGTGCGTGCACCGTTCGTACCGGCGGGCACCATGCTGATCACCCGGCTGGATAACCTCTCGATCTACTTCCAGGAAGGGGCACGCCGTCGCCACCTCATGGACAACCCGAAACGCGACCGTATCGAGAACTACGAGTCATCCAACGATGCCTACGTGATCGAAGACTACGGTCTGTGCTGCCTGATCGAAAACATCGTCACCGAGGCTCCGGCTGCTCCTTAAGGAGCGGCCCAGCCACTGATCAAAAGGTGCTGACATGATCTCACCCGCTAAACGTCACATGATGCGTGTGAAAGCGGCGCAGGAAGCCGCAGCCGCCGCTGACTCACAGGTACGACCAGACGCCAGCCAGTACGAGCTGATGCTGGCCAAGCTGTATGAAGACAAGCGGCGCCTGAAAGGCATCGAGTCGATGAAGGCTCGCGCCGAGCTCAAGCGTGAGCTACTGCCAGAGTATGAGCCTTACATCACCGGCGTGCTGATGTCTGATGCTGGTGTAACTGATGATGTGCTGATGACGCTGATGCTCTGGAACATTGACGCCGGAGAATATGCGGATGCTCTGGATATCGCGCGTTATGCCATGAAGCACAGACTGCCGATGCCTGACAAGTTCCAACGCAGCACTGCCACGTTGATTGCTGAAGAGTTTGCAGAAGCCGTCATTAAGGGCGGCGCCGACCTTTCCACATACATATTGGAACAGGTATTGCGACTGACAGCCGATCAAGACATGCCTGATGAGGTGCGTGCAAAACTGCATAAAGCTGTCGGTCTGAGCTTTATCGAAGAGGGCAATCTTGCCAGTGCGCAGGAACACCTGAAGGAGGCTCTCGCCCTGCACGATGGCTGCGGCGTCAAAACCCAGATCAAGCAGCTGGAAAAGCAGCTGCAACAGAACAAGCCCGGTTCTGATTCAGACCAGGCTTAACCGAGCGTCCCAACGCGTCGGGCGGCAGGTGTGCTGATGTGTGTCCAGTCATAGGGTTACCTCGCTGACGCGCACCTCCACCGCCCACCTACCGAAGCGAGACCAGCTATGAACGGATTCGTCGCCAACTCACCCAGCATCGAAGAGCCCGATATCGTCAACAGCGCCTTCTGGCCTGCCATCTCGCTGACCGACTGCCGCGCCGTGATGCGGATCGGCTCCGAGATCACGTCAGAGCGTCTGCGCGAAGCACTGATCAACGGCATCATCGACACCAATGCGGATCTGACGGCCTGGAAGGATAAGCAGGTGCTGGCCGGTCACGCCACGTTGGCCGACGTACCCGCTGAAGCGATCGGAGGCGACAGCATCAACCTCACCCTGTACCGCCGTGCCGTGTACAACTTCGCAAAGGCGGAGCTGACCGAGCGTTACCGCGACTACGACAGCACCCTGCAGGGTGGTGACCGTGCTGACAACCTCGACCCGACCATCGACCAGTACCGCCGTCAGGCCATTCTGGCGATCCGCCAGATCAGCGGACGGCAGCGCACCACTGTGGAGTTGATCTGATGGCCACTCAGGTGCGGGCACAGCAAGGCGACACCGTCGACCTGATCTGCTGGCGACACTACGGCCGCACCGGTCGCGTCACCGAGCAGGTCTACGCCGTCAACCCCGGCCTGTGCGAGTTAGGCCCCGTATTGCCCCACGGCCACCTGATCACGTTACCCGCCCTGGCAGACAGCAAGCCGGTCACCAAAACGCTCCAACTCTGGGATTAAGGAGAGCCCCATGGCAGAGCCCAGCACTACCACCGCGATCACCGTTGCCACCACCGGCATCGGCCTGGCCGCCATGTTCCCTGGCATTGATGGCAATGCCCTGATCGGCGCGTTCGCGGGGGCCACCCTGTTCGTCATGTCAGCCAAAGAGCTGCGCCACTGGGTGCGTGCCATGTACCTGCTGATCAGCCTGACCATGGGCTACATCGCCGCGCCCGAGATCATCAACCTCACCTTCATCAAGGAAAGCGGCGTGGCCGGATTCCTCGGCGGCGTGCTGTGCATCTCAGTCACCCAGCCGGTGGTACGGCAGATGGAAGACGTGAACCTGATCAACCTGATTCGGGGGCTGCGCAAATGAACCTGCTCGATCTGATCGTATTCGCCAGCGCCGCCGGCACCTGCCTGCGGCTGCTGTTCTACCGCCGCGGTACGGCCCGCTTCAAACGGCATGTGTCACTGCTGGCCTGGCTGGTGATTGTCGTGACCGGCTCGGTCGCCCTGTGCATCGTCACCGGCAAAATCAGCAGCACCCAGATCCACCCGATCGGCATCCTGATGCTCTGCCTACTGACAGCCGCCACTTGGTACGCACGCGGCAATATCGCTCAACTGATCCGACTCGCAAGGGGGCACCAGTGGAACTGAGACTCAAGGCCCAAGGCTATGACGTGCGGGTGCTGCAGCAGCGCCTAAAGGCTGCTGGGTATGATCTGGTCGTGGATGGCGACTTCGGCCCGGCCACTGATGCGGCCGTGCGCGCCTTCCAACGCGCTCGGGGGCTGATTGATGACGGCATTGTCGGGCCTAAAACCCAGACGGCGCTGCTCGGCCAGGATACGCACCGCTTCATCAACCGCGACCATATTGCTGAAGCCAGCAAAATGCTGGATATCGATACAGCCGCCGTTCAAGCAGTGTATGAAGTCGAGAGCCGTGGCACCGGCTTCCTGCCCGATGGCCGCGTGGTGATCCTGTTTGAACGCCACATCATGCGCCGCCGTTTGCTCGCCAACGGTTTCAGCCGAAACGAAGTCGCCGACCTGTGCACCCGCTACCCCGGCCTGATCAACAAAACACCCGGCGGGTACCGAGGCCTCAGCGCCGAGCATTTCCGCCTGAGCAACGCCAGCCAAATCCACGCGCCGAGCGCGCTGGAATCCTGCAGCTGGGGTCTGTTCCAGATCATGGGCTTCCACTGGCAGCGGCTGGGGTTTGACAGCGTAGACGACTTCGTTGCCCTGCAGCGCACCACCGAAGCCAACCAGCTGGGCACATTCGTGCGTTTCATCCAGACCGATCCGGATCTGCTCACCGCCCTGCAGGCCCTCGACTGGACCGCCTTCGCTCGCCGCTACAACGGCCCCGGCTACCGCAAAAACCAATACGACACCCGGCTGGCCGAGGCCTATGACCGTTACTCAAATCAGGAGGTTGCCGCATGAAACGCGCCCTGCTCACTGCCGCCATCGTTGTCACCCTCGCCGGCTGCTCAGCCCCGCGCCTGCAGGACGGCTACCAGCTGGGCGATTTCTCGGCCACCGCCGTGGATGGCACCGTGCACGTACTCACCCTGCAGGCCCGCTATTGTGCCGAATCCGATCCGGTGGCCCGTGCCATCCTGCTGCGTATGATCCGCGTGGCCGTGCCGGGTTACCCGGCCGATGGCCTGTGTACCGATCTACTGGACCTGCTGGAAGAGGATCAGACCGATGAAATACCGTAAGCGCAACTGGAAATACGACCTGCCCGAGAGCGAGACCTTCCAGACCCGTATCAAGCCGGATCACACCCTGAAAACCGACTGGATCACCCTGCAGCCAGACGGCACCCTGACGCTCGAAGCGGGCTACGCATGGGACGGCCCATCCGGCCCCACCGTCGACACCCCCAACAGCATGCGCGGCAGCGCCATACACGATGCCCTGTACCAGCTCATGAAGCAGGGCCTGCTCGACATAAAATGGTTTGACGAGAGCAACCGTGAATTTTTGCGCTGGCTGAAAAAAGACGGCATGTGGTACCTGCGCCGCCGCGGCTGGTACCGTGCCGTACAGCTGTACGGCGAGGACTACATGACCCGGGGCCATGACGACCAAACCATCTACATCGCCCCATCAGGAGAGGTCTATGCGCAAGCCACTTGAACTGCGTGAATACCTGCTCGCCAGCGTTCGTGACTTCAAGCGCAACCCCGAGAAGCTGCAGATCTTCATCGACCGGGGCAACCTGCAGGCACGGCTGCAAACCAGCCTGCACTTTGAATACCAGTACACCCTGAACCTGATCATCACCGACCTGGCCGACCATACCGATACCGTGCTGGTCCCGCTGCTGGCATGGGTCAAACACGCCCAGCCCGAGATGGAGTCGGACGCCATCCAGTTTGAAGCGGACATCATCGACCACCGCAAGATCGACCTGAGCATTACCCTGCCGCTGACCGAGCGGGTACTGGTGAACAGCACCGCCGAAGGCAACTACACCACCGAGCACCTGGCCGAGCCGGTACCGGAATGGAACCTGCCCGAGCCGGTGCTGTTCAAAACGCTCTGGCACGATGACGAGAAGCTGACGCCTGATGAGTGACCTGCAGCGGCTGGAAACATGGGCAACCCCGCTGCTTGAAAAGTTGGGGCCCAAGGAACGCAAACACCTGGCCCGTAACCTGGCCACCGAACTGCGCCGATCGCAACGCCAACGGATCGCCGAGCAGCGTAACCCCGATGGCAGCGCCTATGCACCCAGACGCGGGCAAGCCAAAACCGGTCGGGTGCGGCGCAAGGCGATGTTCACCAAGCTGCGCACCACCAAATACCTGAAAACCAAATACAACGCCAACAGCGTCAGCGTCGGCTTCTTCGGCGATATTGCCAAACTCGCCCGCGTCCACCACTACGGCCTGCGCGATCGCGTGGCCAAGAACGGCCCCGATGTGAAGTACGAAAAGCGCGAGCTGGTCGGCTGGGCCGAGGCCGATATTGACCTGGTGCAGGATCTGCTGATCAAACACCTCACCTGACCTGACCTGACCTGAGCGTTACAACTACTATCCGAAGAACTCAACTCCTAAAACCGTTCAAACTCTTTTAGACCCAGCCAGCAACTCTTTTTGAATCGTGACCATCGCGCGACTTATCCGACTAGTACCTTTCATCGAATTGATACACTATCAGAGCACGGAGGTCGCAGTTCTGTTGGATGCTGCGACGATACAAAGGAGTAGTTCATGCGACGTATAACGATCACAACAAGCAAACACATTGGATGCACAGAACATGGCTCTGTAAGTGCACTCCCTTGTGCGTGGCCTGACTGCCCAAACGGCATTTCAGAAGATGAGTTTGAAACGGCGACTTTCTACCCAGCTGGAAAACCTACAAGGTGGAAGCGTAAGGAGTGGGAGTCGCCATTAGGTGGCGTTTATTATAGCTGGGAGCCCAATACGCATCCGAATTGGTTTGGTGCAATTCAAACGTTTTGGAATGAGGCAAGGCGCTACAAACTCGTGTCGGACGCCCGTCCCAAAACTGTTTATCACTACACATCTCTTGAAGGGTTCATGGGAATTGTCAGTAATCGAGCTGTGTGGATGACTGAGTTTGCGTACCTTAACGATCGCCAAGAAATTAGCTATGGCACTGAGCTTCTACTTCAAGAAGTAATGACGATGCTTGAAAACGAAACCGACAAACAGATTCGAGGACTGCTACTTGCCTGGAAGGAGAAACTATCTGCATCCACCAATCGCATATGTATGACTTCTTTTTCTGCGGATGATGACAGCCTGAGTCAGTGGCGAGCATACGGTCCTATCGCTATTGGTTTCCCTACACACCCCTTGTCACTGCACGTTTCAGATGCTCGCTTCCAGCACGTCGAATATGATCCAGGTCGCCAAGCAGAATTGGCCCGAATTTACGTTCATCATCTTACCTCTGCATTTAAGTCAGATATGGACAATGGGAAACTAGAAAACGCACCTGACCTCTACCACAAATCTGACCGCCTTTTGGAACTAGCGGTGTTTTTCAAACATCCAGCTTTTAAAAGCGAAAATGAATACCGTCTTGCATACATTGATCAACCCGATGTAGTGAGTGCAATTGGTATTGAAAGCCCACGAAGATCGTTTCGTGCGGCCAGGGGCAGGCTTATCCCGTACGTGCCCTCTACAGAAGTGCTCAACCTTGGTGACAACACATTCCCCTTGGTAATATCTGAAGTGGTACTAGGTCCGGAGAGCGATGAACTTTTGGATCAAGGCGTCCGAGAGTTCTTGGACGCAAATGGCTTGGATGCAGTAGAGGTAAGGCGTTCAACCGTGCCACTTCGCACATGACGGCACACCTGAAGTCACCCCGCCAGGCCGCCACCCACTGGCGGCCTGTTTGTATAACCCCGGTCTACACACACCCACGCTCTACTCCCGCGCGAGGGCTGTGCATTATCGGGGTATGAATACCGCCGACCTGAACCGCCGCATTGAATCACTGATCCGCCTGGGCACCATCGCCGAGGTGGACCACGCTGCGCGCAAGCTGCGAGTAAAAACCGGCGGCTTGCTCACCAACTGGCTGGCATGGCCTGCTGAGGTGGGCCGCAACTTCCGCCGCTGGCGACCGCTGCGCATTGGCACTCAGGTGGTGCTGGGCTGCCCCTCCGGTGACCCGGCACAAGCGGTGATCCTGCAGATCCTCTACACCAGTGCGCTCGATGCGCCGAGTACCGATCCGGACGTGGACCTGGTCCAGTTCGAAGACGGCAGCTACATCGAGCACAACGCAAGCAACGGAAAACTCCAGGTACACGCTGCCGGCGACCTGCATCTGACAGCCGACGGTAATATCGTAATCAACGGATCCCGGGTGGCCCTCAACTGATGCCAGGCATATCTCGCACAAGTCAGGATTCAGCAGGCGGCACGCTGATTGGCGTGCTGGCACCCAGCGTCTTTGTGAATGGCTCACCTGTCGCTGTACTGAACTGCGATGTGGCCGGACATGGTTTGTCGCCACATGCTGCCCCCGTCATGGCAGCGGCTAGTTCCAGTGTTTTTGCCGAATCCATCCCCATATGCCGTGCCGGCGATTCTGCCAGCTGTGGCCACGCTGCCACCGGCAGCAGCAATGTATTCGCAGGAGGCTGACCATGACCGCTATCGGCCTGAATAAAACAACTGGTACCGGACTCGACTCACTGGACGATCACATCCGCCAAAGCATCAGCGACATCATCACCACCCCCGTGGGCACCCGTGTGATGCGCCGCGAGTATGGCAGTATCGTTCCAGACCTGGTTGACCAGCCCATGAACCGCACCACGCTGCTGCGGGTATATGCTGCCACGGCTGCGGCCGTGATGCGCTGGGAACCGCGCTTCAGAATCTCTCGCATCCAGATGGCCTTCCAGCCGCCTGCCGGTGCGCTGGTCGAAATCAGCGGGCGCCTCGCCAACAATGCCGAAATCACCGCCAACATCACTCTGGGAGGTGGCGCATGAGCGGGTTTACAGCCATAGCACTGGATAAACTGCCAGCACCGGACGTGGTCGAACAGATCGACTACGAGCAGGTGTTATCCGATATGGTGGCCGACCTGCTCGCACGCGCTCCGGGGCTGGCTGATACCCTCGCCCTGGAATCGGAGCCACTGCGCAAGCTGCTGGAGGTCTGCGCGTACCGTGAAACCCTGCTGCGACAGCGCGTAAACGAAGCATCCAAGGCGGTAATGCTGGCCTCTGCCCAGGGCGGCGATCTGGACCAGATAGCCGCCAACTACCAGGTGCAACGGCTGCTGATTGATGCCGGCGACCCGGATGCCGTACCGCCCGTGCCACCGACCTACGAAGACGACGCCAACCTGCGCCGCCGCGTGCAGCTGTCATTTGAGGGGTTCAGTACGGCCGGACCGGAGGGTGCCTACATTTTCCACGCACTGGCAGCTGATGCAGATATACTGGATGCCAGTGTCACCAGCCCCCGACCAGGGGATGTGCTGGTTACTGTGATGAGTCGTACCGGGGACGGCACAGCCAGCGCGGATCTTGTAGCTGCAGTAGAGACCATTCTGTCATCCGATGACGTGCGCCCTCTGACAGACCATGTAACCGCGCAGAGCGCTGAGATTGTACCCTATACCGTCACTGCAGAACTGACCCTGTACCCCGGTCCTGATAGTACCGTGGTGCTGGCAGCCGCTGAAGCGTCCCTGAATCAGTACATCAGCACCCACCACCGCCTGGGGCACGATATCACCCTATCGGGACTCTACGCGGCGCTACACCAGGAGGGCGTTCAGAATGTGGGGCTGACCGCGCCTGCTGCTGACATCGTGATCAGCAGGCACCAAGCCGCCTACTGTACCGGCGCCACCGTCAGCATCGGGGGCACTGATGAGTGATTGCATCAGCCTGCTGCCGCCCAACAGCACTGAAACCGAGCGTGCTACCGAATGTGCGACCGCTCGCCTGGGCGATATACCCGTGCCTACACGCACGCTCTGGGACCCTGCCAACTGCCCGGCGGACCTGCTGCCGTGGCTGGCTTGGGCGTTCAGCGTGGACCGCTGGGACAGCCAATGGACCCTGGAACAAAAGCGCAGCTTGGTAGCCGCATCCCTGTACCTGCACAAACGCAAAGGCACCCCGGCAGCCGTCAAGGAAGCCATCAACCTGGTATTGGGCGGCGGTGATGTAGTTGAGCCCTGGCAAACTGACGATTTGGACCCGCATGAATTCAAAATTGCCACATCTGGCTGGCTGGCCAGCGCGGACGATTATGACCGTCTGATAAAACTGGTTGACGCTGCCAAGCCGGTGCGTAGCTGGCTGGTGGCGGTGCAGGTCAAACGCAGTGCGACATTGGGGTTCAACTTAGGGGGGTACACGCATACCGGCATCATGATGGCCGTTGCACCCAGGCTGGATACTGCACCAGATCCCTCCGCGTTGACGTTCGCGGGCATTACCCACACCGGAAAAACCCTGACGATCGACCCGGCAGGCGTTGCAATCACGCTGCCAAACGCTGCGCTGCTGATTGGCAGTGCTTACCACATCGCAACCATAATCACGATTAACCCGAGGGCATAACCATGGCGAATTTCCCCGGCCTGATCCTGACCAATGCCGGCCGCCAACTGCAGGCCAAGGCGCAGATCGGTCAGCAACTGCAGTTCACCCGTGTGGCGCTGGGCGCCGGTGACGACCCAGAAACACCTGAATCTCTCGTCGCCTTAGTCGATGAAAAGCAGAGCCTGTCGATACAGGCATTCGAGGTAATCGGCGATGGCACTAGTAAGATCCGCGCAATCCTGACCAATGAGGGTGTAACGACGGGGTTCTTCGTGCGCGAGATCGGCGTCTTCGCTCGCGATCCAGACACGTTGGAAGAGCTGCTATATTCCTACAGCAATAGCGGCAGTCAGTCTGATTTTTTGCCCGCAGAAGGCGGGGCCACTGTTGTCGAGCAAATCTTTGATCTGGTAACCGTTGTCGGGAATGCCACCAATGTAACCGCTGTCATTAGCGACTACATCACGCTGGCAACGAAGTCTGATCTGGAGCTGCTGCGCACATACATTCTGCCTGCCGGTGGCTTGACAGGACAGCTGCTACGCAAGGCATCCAATGCAGAAGGCCATACCGAATGGTTTGACCCTGATGAATCGCTCAATATTCACATCCACTCAATTACCGAAGAGCGGGTTGCAGTTGATGGTCAGCATGTTTTCAACCTGATTGAAACTCGGACGCATGGCCTGGCTGTCTACAAAAATGGCGACCGTATACCGCCATCCAAGTGGCAGGCATTGAATGCCACCCAGGTACGCTTGAATGATGCGTGCGTCAGTGGTGATCTGATGCAATTCGTTAACAACGAAGAAGTCGGCACATACAGTCTGGCTCGAGTGTCGCTAGTTGGGCCGAACCTGGTTTACCCCGGCAGCAGCAATACCTACACCATCACTGATTATGATGATTTCAGTATCTACACCGTGGCCACAGACGTTGGCGAAGCCAGTATCCTGGGCGAATCCATCACGCTGAATATTGACGCTGCCGAATCTGCGGGAAATTTGACGTTGTCGGTCAACCGGAACGACGGCAGCTCATCATTCATCATTGCTGTGGGTGCTCAGACTGTAGCGACGCCCGAAGCGCTTAACCCAGCAAACGGTGCTACAGACGTGGGTGAAACGCCCACCCTGACGACTAACGCATTCAAGACATATCCGATCGGGGTGGATACCCACACAAGTACAGACTGGCAAGTGGCCACGGATGCCGCGTTCAGTTCCGTCGTGTGGGAATCCCTGGCGGATACCAGTAACCTGGAAAGTATTCAGGTGCCTGGCGGAACGCTGACTGAATCCACTGTTTACTACCTGCGCGCACGCCATAGTGGCGCGAGCATAGGATCATCAGGCTGGTCTGATGCGATATCGTTTACTACTTCTGCACAGTTTGTGCCGACAGCAGCCGGAACTCCTTACGAGGGTGGGTACTACGTCTGCCGAATGCTGGATGAGTTGGGTGATGAATACGCCCTGGTCGTCAGCCCAAAAGCCAGTGGCGAGCTGGCTGGTTCAGAAAGCTGGTCGGCTGCTTTATCCTTTGCGGATTCGGTGAATGCCGGTGGTTACGACGACTGGAAACTGGCCGATCTTGATGAAATGAGAGCGCTGTACTGGAATTTAAAACCAAGCACGGCAACCAATAATACTGGCTTTGGTGCCAGTACCCGCATCATTCCTCAAACAGCCAACTACACCACGATAGTGCCTGCTCAGACACCGCTCACGCAATTCAAGTCAGGAGGCTCTGAAGAGCTCAAGGCTACCAGTCACTGGACTGAAAACGAGTATAACAGTAGTGACGCTTGGCGAGTGGACCTTGTCAATGGCGCTGAGTCGAAGTTGGGCAAAACATACTCAGGCCCTTACGCCCGGGCCGTGCGCCGGGTTTATCTTTAATTCCCAAGGAGTTTAGATATGAAGTTGATTGAATATGTTCAGGTAGACCACTTGACGAGGGTGCCTACAACGGAGGCACCGGCAAAACACGGACCGGCTGACCCTATTACTGGCATCGATTTCCTATGGTTCGTGCGTGGCAACCCTGCGCGCTACTATGGCCGCGTAGCCGATACCGCTGACACCACTGTGCCGGGCGTACTGCGAGTGTTGGCAGGCGCCGATCTGGCTGCCGCTATCGAAGCCCGAAAGATCGAGATGTTTAACGAAGCGGCCGCCATCCGATACTCCCGCGAAACCGGCGGTATCACCCTGCCGGACGGCACCGTCATCAACACCGAGCGCGAGGCGCAGGCAATGCTGTCCGGGGCGTACCAGTCACTGCTGTCTGGCCTGGTAGCCGATACCAATTGGAAAGCGGCCAGCGGCTGGGTAACCGTCAGCCTGACCGAGCTGGAACCCATCGCCCAGGCCGTTGCAGATCACGTCCGTCGCTGCTTTCGCGCTGAACGCCAAGTAGCGAACCAGATCAGCAATGCAGCCACTGTGGATGAGCTGGTGGCAATTGATCTCAACACTGACTTCATAACCGCATACAGCGCCTGACACCTATCCCTCTAACCGCCCTTCGGGGCGGTTATTTGTTGTATTACCCGTCCTTACACTCCCACGGCCTCCTCTCTACTCGCGCGAGGCTGCACACTGAGTCCAGTGCAACGCAAACCGCAGGAGAGAGCCAATGGCAACCGAATACCATCACGGCGTCCGCGTCATCGAGATCAACGAGGGCACCCGCCCGATCCGGACCGTATCGACGGCCGTGATCGGGCTGGTTGCCACTGCTGACGATGCAGACGCTGACTACTTCCCGGCCAACAAGCCAAAACTGATCACCAATGTATTTGAAGCGATTGGCAAGGCTGGCACAACCGGCACACTGTCTAAGGCACTAGACGCCATCGCCGACCAGACCAAGCCAATCATCATCGCCGTGCGTGTGCCCGAAGGTGCAGATGCTGCTGAAACCACCACCAACCTGATTGGGACTGTAACCGCTACTGGCGACTACACCGGCATGAAAGCCCTGCTGGCCGCCGAGGCCAAGGTGGGTGTTAAGCCACGTATTCTGGGTGTGCCGGGACTTGACGACCTGCCAGTGGCCGTCGAACTGGTCGGTATTGCTCAGCAACTGCGGGCGTTTGCCTATGTATCCGCCTTCGGCGCCGAAACCAAGGAAGAGGCTGTCACCTACCGTGAAAACTTCGGCCAGCGAGAAGTGATGGTGATCTGGCCCGATTTTGTGGGCTGGGATAGCGTCGCCAATGAAGAGACCACGCTGTTCGCAACAGCCCGCGCCCTGGGCCTGCGTTCCAAGCTGGACGAAGAGGTAGGCTGGCATAAAACCCTGTCCAACATTCCGGTTAACGCTGTTACCGGCATCAGCAAAGATCTCTATTGGGATTTGCAAAACCCAGCCACCGATGCGGGCTACTTGAACGAAAACGAAGTCACCACGCTGATCAACCGCAGTGGCTTCCGTTTCTGGGGCTCTCGTACCTGTACCGAAGATCCGTTGTTCGCGTTTGAAAACTACGTGCGCACTGCGCAAGTGCTGGCCGACACCATGGCTGAAGCGCACTTGTGGGCGATCGACAAGCCGATGCACGCCAGTCTGATCAAAGACATCATTGCGGGCGTTAACGCCAAGTTCCGTGAACTGAAATCCATGGGTTACATCATTGATGGCTCTGCCTGGTACGACCCCGATGCCAACACGCCGGAAACACTAAAGGCAGGCAAACTCTACATCGACTACGACTATACCCCGGTGCCACCGCTGGAAAACCTCATGTTTAAACAGCGTATCACTGATCGTTATTTGGCCGACTTTGCCAGCCAGATCATTGCATAAAGGAGGATTGACCCATGGCACTGCCACGTAAACTCAAGAACATGAACCTGTTCAATGATGGTCTTTCCTATGTTGGCCAAGTCTCTGAAGTAACGCTGCCTGGCTTGGAACGGAAAATGGAAGAATGGCGGGCCGGCGGCATGAACGGCCCCGTCAAAACGGATCATGGCCAGGAGGCCTTGTCCATGGAATGGACCTGCGGAGGCTTCATGGACGATGCCATCCGCCAGTATGCAATCACAACCCATGATGCAGTGCTGCTGCGTTTCGCTGGTGCCTATCAACGCGACGATACCGGTGAGGTTGACGCGGTTGAAGTTGAAGCGCGCGGACGCCACAGCAAGATCGACATGGGTAACGCCAAACCAGGGGAAGGCAGCGAATTCAAGGTCACCTCTGAGCTGAGTTATTACAAACTCACATTGAACGGCGAAACATTGATAGAGATCGACCTGATCAACATGGTTGAGATGGTTAACGGCGAAGACCGCCTGGCCGACCAGCGCCGCGCGATCGGGCTCTAATTCACGGCATTGGCCGGTGGCCCCCAGGCGCCGGCCCTTTTTCACTGCAACGGGATGCAAACCATGAACGACAAAGTAAAAGACCAGCCCCAGAACGAACTGACCACCGCGATCCGCAAAGAGCTGCCGCCCTACTCCGTGCAGCTGGATGAGCCGATCAAGCGCGGCGACCAGGTGATTGAGGTGATCACCCTGCGCAAACCGAAATCCGGTGAGCTGCGTGGCCTGAGTCTGCAAGAGATTCTGAACCTGGACTTCAACAGCCTGCAGGTGCTGTTGCCCCGTATCAGCTCACCGACGCTGACAAAACAGGATGTGGCCAACATGGACACCGCCGACCTGACCGCCGTAGGCACGGAGCTGGTGGGTTTTTTCGTGCAGAAGCAGCGCAAGGAAGAAGCGTACCTGTAAGCGTGGACGAAGCCATGGCGGACATCGCCATGGTGTTCCACTGGCGGCCCTGCGACATGGCCGACCTGGAACTGGTTGAACTGATGGACTGGCGAGAACGGGCGCGCAGGCGCTGGGAGGGTGATTCCGGCGGCACGTAACAGCAACAGGAGCGTGAATTTGCTATGATGACCACACACCCACACAGGAGCCGGAACCATGGCGCACCTGATCATCTGGACACTCGTAGCACTGCTGCTGTTCATGTGCTTCGGCGCACTGTACGGCGTTGGCTCGCTCATCGGCACTGCGCTGCGCAACGTGTTCGGGAAACCCCAAGACTGATTCACCCTGCAGAGGCGCGCCGCCATGGCGCGTGATCTGCGCGTCCAGCTCATACTGGACACCATCAACAAAGCCAGCGCCCCCCTCAAAGCCATTACTCGCGATGGCGGCAAAACGGCTGAAGCCCTGAAGGCCTCGCAGCAGCAGCTGAAAACCCTCAAGCAGCAACAACAGGATATCTCCAGCTTCCGCAAGCTGGAGTCAGCGACCCGTGACAGCGGCAACGCTCTGCGTGAACAGCAGCAGAAAGCGGCTGCACTGGCACGCGAACTGAAAAGCACGGCCACCCCTACCAAAAAACTGCAACGCGAATTTGAGCAAGCCAGCGCGACGGCCCGAAAACTGAAAGACGCCCACCAGGGCAACCAGCACAAACTGCAACAGCTGGGCCAACAGCTACGCCAAAGCGGTATCCATACCGACCGGCTCGACCGTCACCAGAACAGCCTGCAGCGGCAAATGCGGCAAGCCAACGGGACCATTGATGAACAGAAGAAGAAACTGGCTTCGCTGGCTGCTGAGCAGCAAAGGCTGAACGAAATCAAGGCCAAGGCCGATAACATTCGCGGCAGCGCCATGACGCTGGCAGGGCACAGCGCCGTGGGGCTATACGGCGGCCAGAAAGCACTGGGCGGCATGTTCGGCATGATGGGAGACGGCATTGAGTTTGACTCTGCCATCAGCGAGCTGCAGGCCGTCAGCCGACTGTCAAAAGACAGCGAGGAACTGGCGGCTCTGCGCAGCCAAGCGCGTGATTTGGGTGCGGCAACGGCCTTTAGTGCTACCGAAGTGGCCGCCGGGCAAACCTTCCTGGCGCGTGCAGGCTTCTCAACCAATGCGATCACCAACAGCATGGGTGACATGCTGGCACTGGCTACCGCCAACGGCACCGAACTGGCACGCACCGCCGATATCGCCTCGAACATTGCCGGTGCCTTTGCCATTGACCCTGAGGCCGAAGGCGCCATGACGCGGGTAGCCGATGTACTCTCTGGCACCGCCTCACGTGCCAACGTCAACCTGGAGATGCTGGGCGAGACGATGAAGTACCTGGGCGGCTCGGCTGACCTTGACTACACGCTGGAGCAAGCCGCTGCCATGTCCGGCGTGCTGGGCAACATCGGTATTCAAGGCAGCCAGGCAGGCACCACGCTGCGCGCCATGATGAACCGGCTGACTGCACCGGCCAAAGCCGGGCGTAATGCCATGGACGCTATAGGGCTATCGGTAACAGACGCTGAGGGCAACCTGCGCGCCATGCCCGACATTTTGCGCGATATCAACAATGCCACACAGGACATGGGCAACGCCGAGCGCAAGAACATTCTGCAGAGTATTTTCGGGGCCGAGGCAGGCTCCGGCATGGCCGAGCTGGTCGCCAAAATGGGTGATGGCGCACTGGATTCACTGCTCAATGAGCTGCAAAACGTACAGGGCGAAAACAAGCGCATGGCCGCGACCATGGCTGACAACGCAAGCGGCGATATCAAGTCGCTCGCCTCTGCGTGGTCCGATGTAAAAATCACGCTGTTCGAAACCAATAACGGCCCGCTGCGCGGCGTGATTCAGAGCATCACCAGCGTAGTGCGCGGCATTGGTAGCTGGATGAACGAAAACCCCAAGCTCACTGCAACGCTGGTTACGGTTGCCGCCGTACTGGCAACGGTTGTCACCACACTGGGCGCACTGGGGCTGGCAGCCAGCACAGTCATGTTCGGCATCGCCGGTCTAATGAAGATGGCGCCCCTACTGGGCATGTTCAAAGCACTCGGGCCTGTACTGCTGACGCTGGGCAAGGTTGCCCTTCCGCTGGTGGCCGGTGGCATCAAGACGATCACAGCCGCGATGGTTGCCAACCCGATCGGCATTGCCGTCGCCGCGATCGCCGGTGCCGCCTACCTGATCTACCGCAACTGGGAGCCCATCAAGGCGTTCTTTGTCGGTATGTGGCAGCAGGTGAAAGAGGCGTTCAGCGGCGGTATCGCCGGAGTCGGCGCCCTGCTGCTCAACTGGTCCCCGCTCGGGCTGCTGTACAAGGGTATACGCGCCGGGCTGTCACAACTGGGTATTGAGATGCCCGCCCAACTGAGCGAGGTATTCAGCAAGGCACTCAGCGCAGCCGGTCAGCTGCTTCTCAACTGGAACCCCATCAGTTTGATGTATACCGCCATTCAAAAAGGCCTGGGGCTGATGGGTATCGAGCTGCCCGCCAAGTTCACCGAGTTTGGTGGCAACCTGATTCAGGGGCTGATCAACGGTCTGACCGGCGGCATTACGCAGGTGAAGGACAAAATCACCAACATCGCCGCATCCGTATCGGGCTGGTTCGCAGAAAAGCTGGGCATCCACTCCCCCAGCCGCGTGTTCGCCGCGCACGGCGGTGATGTGATGGGCGGCCTGCAGCAGGGGCTGGGGGACGGCGAAGGCGGTGTCAAAGAGCGGATACTTAGCCTCGGCAGCAACCTGATCGCCCAGGGAAAAGAGATTGCAGGCAGGCTGGGCCAAGCCCTTGGCAACCTAAAAAACAGCGCCTTGGATAAGCTCAATACCGCAGGTGGGTGGCTGCGGGCACAGCTGGGCTTTGAGCAACCTGAGTTGCAACCGGCAGGGGCTGGTGGCGGCATCCAGTTTGACAACCGCCCTGCTTTGCAACCACAACAGGCAACACCTACCAGCAACAGCCTTAGCATTGGCGAGATACACGTCCATGCCGCACCTGGCATGGATGAACACGCCGTTGCACGGTTGGTTGCTAACGAAATTCAACGTCTGCATGAACGCCAAAGTGCGTCTTCACGCTCACACTTCAGTGATGAGGACTGACCATGTTGATGTGCCTCGGCCAGTTTGTATTTGGCATAGATACTCTGAGTTACCAGCAACTGCAACGCCAAAATAGTTGGCGGTGGGCTGCAAACAATCGGGTGGGGCAACGCCCAGCACGACAGTTTGTTGGACAAGGTGACGACATGATCACTTTGAGTGGATGGATTGCACCCGAGCTGAAAGGTGATGCGACATCAGTCGATCAGCTACGCATGCTGGCTGACGAAGGGGAGCCTCAGGTTTTGGTCGACGCCACCGGTACAGTGTATGGCCTTTGGGTGCTTGAGGGGCTAACCGAGACAGGCACGTTACACCGCATAGACAGTAAGCCACGCCGCTTGGAGTTTTCTCTAACTATTGCCCGGGTGGATGATGATCAGATTGATCAGGCAGGCATGATAACGAGTGCACAGGACCTGCAATGAAGCGCATCAAACCCAGCTATCGTTTGGTAGTAAATGGCCAGGATATTACGCCCAAAATCAACGGCCGACTGGTCAGCATGACATTAACTGATGAGCGAGGTGATAAAGCCGATCAGCTGGATGTGACCCTGTCTGACTACGACGGCAAAATGCCTATCCCGCCGCGGAGCGCCGAGATACAGGTATGGATTGGCTGGGAAGAACAGCTCACCTACAAGGGGCTGTATACCCTGGATGAAGCCATGCATTCAGGCCCGCCCGATGTTGTGACACTGCGCGCCCGCAGTGCCGACTTTATCAGTCCGCTCAAGCAGAAACGGCAGCAGAGCTGGCACCAGAAAACTCTGGGTGAAATTCTCGGCACCATCGCCGGCCGCAGCAGCTTGAGTGCCGTGGTACACCCATCCCTGGCGGGCAAAATGGTGGAGCACATTGACCAGACCGACGAATCAGACCACAACCTGCTACTGCGCCTGGGCCACCGCTGGGATGCCATGCATGCCATCAAAAATGGCAAGCTGCTGTTTGCCCCTGCAGGGGATGGCAAGACCGCCGGCGGCACACCGCTGCCCAGCGCCACGATTAAACGCCAAGACAACGATACCCACGAGTTCCGGGCAGCCGATCGCCCGAACAATTACACCGGCGTGCAGGCCCATTGGCATGATGTAGAAACCGGCGAACAGATGACAGAAACCGCCGGCAGCGCCGCAACTGCCAAGGTGCTGCGGCACCAATACCCCACACAGGAGGAAGCCGCATCAGCCGCTGCAGCGGAATGGCGTGGGCTCAACCGGGCACTATCAAAGCTGACGGTGAACCTGGCCAAAGGGGATGCAGGGCTGCTGCCTGAAATGCCGGTGACGGTGGTGGGGTTTAAACCGCAGATTGATGGAACGGACTGGGTAATGGAGCGGGTGGTACACTCGCTGAATGACTCCGGATTTACCACGCGGTGTGAGATGGAGGTTAAGGGTTAGCCAGTGGGCACTTCACCCGTCTCCAATAACTGCAAAAACTGCTCGTAGCTGATCACCTCAACCCCCAGATCCCGCGCCTTTGACAGCTTACTGGGGCCTGCTGTCGGCCCCGCAACCAAAAACCCCAGCCGGGCACTGAACGTAGACTTGATCAGCCGCATGTCGTGCTGCTCCGCCAATGCCACAGCGTAGGGCTTCAGCGCCTTGCCAAGCCCGGTGAACATCACGCTGATGCGGCCGTCATCTTCCAGGGGCCGTCTGATCGTTGGGTCACGGTATGGGATATCACTGCCGCTTACTGTCTTGATCCAGGTATCGCGGTCGATCGGCTGGCCGGCCTCGCTTTCAACGGCCGAGACACGGTCAAAACGAAACGTGCGGACGGCGTGGGCTTTATGGCAGATCGCCTCGAAGCGTTCGTCGTCTGTGGATCGGATCTCGACGCTGCGGCGGGTGGTGTTCCCGCCGAGGTCGGTATAGGTGATGGTCACAACCTGCGTGTCAGTCATATCAGCGCCCCGGCGGTTCAAGGTGTTGAAGAAAGCCTGTTACTGTATGTTTTCGATGTTCGTCCACAGAACAACCGCCTGATCACCAACGTAAGCACGGACCTTGGCAGTCCCCCACGATGTATCCAGGACAGAGATCGGGACGCCGGCTTTGGTCATGATGCACCCGTTGCTCATCAGATAGTTGATTGCCCTTTCATCATTGTTAACAGCCGCACTGGTCAGCTGATCAAATAGGTCTTCTGCAATACAGGCACCATAGCCACCCTTAAGGGTTTTAGCCTGACTTGGCTGGGGCTCAGTCTTTTCGGCGGCTGTGGGATCAGGTGTCTTTTCAGGCTCACTATCACCGCTCAGCCATATCCATAAACCTGCAATGATCACGACCAAAATAATGGCACCAACAAGCTGGTCCTTGGCAGTTATCGTCGGGTTTTTCACCCCACAATGCGGGCACACTTTGGCTTTGCTCGATACTTCCTGTTTGCATTCCTTACACTTGGCCATGGCCATAACGGCACTCCTTTACTGTTTTGGATTCTGGTTTCACGAGAAGCGGTCTGTGCGGTTCCGCAAGCGCATTGAAAGCCGCTTCGAGATGGTCTTTTTGTTGCGAACTGGCGCTGCGGTAGTTCTGGATTAGAGCCGCCTCACGGCTGCTCAGCGCGGGCTTTACGCCAGTCAGTACATAATTAACATCAATTCCCAGGCTGGCAGCACGGGCCAAAAGGTCTGTCGGTAGGCGTTGCTTAAAGCTCAATACATCGTGAAGGCGGTATGCCTTCACATCGATACGCCTGGCGATCTCAGCGATGCTGAGTCCTTGCTTGCTGATCTCTTCAGCAAACCGTTCAGTGATGGCGTGTGCTACTGCTGTCTTAGAACGTCCCTGCTCCATGTCGTCATTCCTTTTTTTGGTTACATCAAATATTCAGCCCTGGCTGAAATTTTTTTCCTGTTTGGTGCCAGCGGACATCACCTCGCTGACTCTGAAGACCGCCTCGCGCTGCTCGTCGCAGAGGTGGCGGTAGTTGTCCAGTAGTGCGGATTCGTCAGGCTTCAATGGGTCCGGTTCACCAGCCCGCTCACCAGTCAAGATGTAGAGCACGTCGAAGCCGTTTTTTGCCAGTGAAGAAAGTTGCACACCAGTTGGTGATGAGTCGCCTTTTTCCCACGCGATAACCGTTCGTCTGGTCGTTCCGACCAGTTGAGCTAAGTCAGGCTGGCTCAACTCTTGAGCTTCACGCTCCTGTTTCAAACGACTGCCAAGATCACTCATGAAAAATTTTTCACACCAATCTATTGACGTGTGAAGAAATCTTCACCATCATTACACACAACAAAGGTTAATAACCTTTCCAAACGCCCTAACCGCCAAGTAAAGGACGAACAATCATGAACACCAACACAGCTACACCGACAGACCGCCAAGACATATTCAGCTGGGATCAGTTGAGAACCAACTACAACCCGGCGCGTCGTATCCAGGCCATCGTTTCTACAACAACAAGCACTGCGGAAACGTCAGGCCTTGGGGCCGAAGTGCAAGACGACAGGGAGCCAATGAGGCTCACTGACGGCCACCCTTTCTACCGTAACGGGAAGGTCTGGTATCTCGCCCCGTTCAAAGCAGTGCACAAGCCAGCCCGCCGTTTCTGGCCAAATCAAATTCTCGCGAATGAGGGCTGTAATGGCTTCACTGGCTTCCTCGCTGATCCAAGGCCAAACGATCAGCTCGGGACAGGGACCGAAGCTAAGTTCGAGAACGCCTCGAAAGCCCGGGATATCCCGATCCATCGCTACAAATGAAGCGTTTCCTTCACGCTTTAGATACTCAAATATCGCATCGCGCATAACAGCTCCTTGCCCTGATTCCGTTCATAACCGTTATTAACAGTTAATAGGATTATACCCATGAAAGCCACAACTGCCACTCATCGACCTAACAAGCGACCGCTGATGGTTTCAGTGGTGCTGAAACCTGACGAGCTTGCCCGCTTGAATGCACTGGCTGAAGACGAGGCGCGCACCAAGTCAAGCATGGCGCGCCTGCTGATCAACGAGGCGATTGAAGCCCGCGACGCGGCGACTGCCTCTTAACCTACGGCCACTACCAACGCCTGCCACGGGGCGCTGTCCCGATCAACAGGCATGAGGACATACCCATGAAAAAACGACACACCGACCACGGCGGCATTCTCAGCCCGCTGATGGCCTGCTACCACGCGGCCCATGACTACCCCGGTGGCCTGCCGGTATTGGCATCGTTGCTCAACAAACCGTTGGGCACGTTGCAGAAAAAGCTGAACCCCAATGTGGACACCCACCTGCTCACACTGGAAGAGGCCGCGCACATCCTGCGCATTACCAAAGATGCCCGCATTCTTGATGCACTGGGTGCAGAGGGTGACGCCGTATGGTTCCGCCCCGATGAGGTGCCCACCGCACCGGCTGACCTTGATGTACTCAGCAGCAGTACCTGCCTGATGAGCCGTTCAGTAGCGGTAATCGAGGAGCTGGAAGACGCCTTGGCCGACGGGAAGATCGACGCAGAGGAACGTGCCCGCCTCAATGAACGCTTTATGCGCCTGAACCAGGCCGCCCAACATGTATCCGAAACCGCCCGCCAGTTTGAAGACGAGAAGGAGTAACGCCATGAAAAGCCCTATCCATATTTCCATCGCCTTTGGTGATGCCATCCTGCCTGTTGCCGAATGTGATGACGGCTTCAAGCGGGTGCCGCTCAAACCTATCGTTGAACAGGTTGGTGCGAGCTGGAAAGGCCAATATCGAAGGGTGCAAAGTGGTTATTTGAACCAAAGATTGGGCATCTGCGGTGTAGTGTTCTACACCGGATCGGGTCGGCGTGAAATGACCGCGATTCGCCTTGATCGCGTTACGGCTTACCTCAACTCACTGAACCCGGACCAGATCAGAAGCGCTGGTAACAATGACGCCGCCGATTGGTTGGAAGCCAAGCACTCCGAATGGGATGACGCCCTGCACCACTACGAAACGGACGGCTTCGCCATCAAGGAAAGCCAGGATGCACGGCAGCTGATCAACACCCTCTCTCAGATCGACCGCATCAAGGACACGACAATCAAGCGCATCGCTGCCGAGAAGGCGAATGCGGCCTTTGGTATCGAGATTCCCATCGGCAACCAGAAGGCCATGGACGTTTAAACAAGGAGTTCCACCATGAGCGGAAGCGTCTACAAACTCCGGTGCCCGCACTGCCATCACGGCCTGCGTGTGCGCAACTCAGTGGCCATGCATCCCCTGTTGCGGTCCACCTATTTGCAGTGCACCTACGTGGGCTGTGGCGCGACGTTCCGTGGCCAGATGGAGATCACCCACGCGATGAGTCCGTCTGGCTGCCCCAACCCCGAGATTGACCTGCCACTGGCTGACGCGGCCATTCGCCAGGCGGCGATCGAGCGCGAGGGCGGCAAGCAGCTGGATATAGACGACCTCCTCGAGGACGATGCAGCACAAGGCGAGCAGGCATGAACCCACAACTGCGTGACGACATCGTTAGCCGCCTGACCCAGCAGCACAAGGGCAAGGTGGTTAAGCAATACATCACCAAGATCAAGTGCCCCACATGCAACCAGCGTGAAGCGTTCACCAGTGCAGACGCGCCCTGGATGGTGAAGTGTGGCCGCGAGAATCGCTGCGGTGCCCAGCATCACGTGAAAGACCTGTTCCCGGAGCTGTTCGAGACCTGGACGGAGCGTTACGCGCCCAAGGAAGAAGCCGAGCGTCAGAAGAACCCGAACGCGGTGGCCGATGGCTACCTGCGTGACGGCCGTGGCTTTGACCTGATGCGGGTGCGCGGCTGGTACACCCAGGAGTATTACCACGACCACACCATTAACCAGGGCACCACCACCGTTCGCTTCCCCCTGCCCAACGGCCACTGGGAACGCCTGCTGGATAAGCCGCAGCGCTTTGGCAAGCAGAAGGCGCGCATCATCGGCAACTACAAGGGCATCGCCTGGGTGCCGCCGATCCTGGATACCAAGGCGCTGGCCGAGGCGAAGGAGATCTGGATTACCGAGGGCATCTTCGACGCCATCGCACTGATGCATGTGGGCATTACGGCGGTGTCGAACCTGAGTTCGGCCAACTACATCGACGCCACCCTGGAGGAGATCCGCGCCGCGGTACCGGCAGGCGCCAAGTTGCCGACGCTGGTGTGGGCGCAGGACGGCGATCGGGCCGGTCGCAAGGCGACGCTGAAGCACCGCGACCGTGCCGAGGCGGCAGGCTGGGCCTGTGAAGCGGCGCAGATTCCGATGATGGATGGCCGCCGGCACGACTGGAACGACCTGCTGCAGCGGGAGCGTCTGGGCGACAAGGACCTGGAGAAGTACCGCTACTACGGCGATCTGCTGCTGGCCCGCTCACCGGCTGAGAAAGCCCTGCTGATGTACCACCACCGCGAGCGCCGCGAGTTCTGGTTCGAGTTCGGCGGCAAGCTGTGGTGGTGGAAGCTGGATATGGAGGCCTACGAGCGCGAGGTGCGCTCGATGGATGTCGACGGCCCTGAAGGCCTGAGCGCCAAGCAGCGCGAGGCGGCGCTGAAAAACGCCGGTGTGCTGGCCTGCGTGTGCAGCGCGGTGCCCACTCCGCTCTACTTCCAGCGCAACACGGTAACGGACGAGTCCTGGTACTACTTCCGCATCGAGATGCCGGACGAGTCGGTGCATAAGCACGCCTTCACGCCGAAGCAGCTGACCAGCGCGACCGAGTTCAAGAACCGCCTGCTGGGCATCAAGAACGCCTGGTGGATCGGCAGCGGCAAGCAGCTGGACCGCATCATGCAGGATCAGATGATGGGGCTACGCACCGTCGAGACCATCGACTACATCGGTTACTCCAAGGAGCACGGCGCCTATGTGTTCACGGATGTGGCGATCAAGGACGGCAAGCTGGTGGCGATCAACGATGAGGACTTTTACCAGTTCGGTAGGCTGTCGCTCAAAACGCTGGCTGGCTCGCCCGAGATCCAGATCAACACCCACGCGAACGAGTACAACCCGCACTGGGCCAGCCAGGTGGCACAGGCCTTTGGCAGTGCCGGTGTGGTCACTACCGCATGGTGGCTGGGCTCGCTGTTCGCTGAGCAGATCCGCCAGAAGCACAAGAGCTTCCCGTTTTTCGAGCTGGTAGGTGAGGCAAACGCCGGTAAATCGACACTGATCGAATTTCTGTGGAAGGCCTGCGGCCGCTTCGACTACGAAGGTTTTGACCCGAGCAAGGCCACCAAGGTTGGCCGCTACCGTGCCTTTGAGCAGGTGAGCAACATGCCGGTGGTGCTGATCGAGGCTGACCGCGACAGCGGCGACAAGCACAAGGCCGGGCAGTTTGACTGGGACGAGCTGAAAACCGCGTTCAACGGCCGTGCGATTCGCTCCATGGGGATGAAGACCACCAGCAACGAAACCCGCGAGCCGCCGTTCCGTGGCGCGATCATGATCAGCCAGAACGCGCAGGTGGAAGCCAGCGAGGCGATCCTGAGCCGTATCACCCACATCACCGTGACGCGTGAAACCCAAACCGCTCAGACCAAGGTTGCGGCCGAGTGGCTTGAAAGCATACCGATGGAAAGCGTGAGCGGCTTCCTGCTGCAGGCTACCCGCGCCGAGCAGCAGCTGATGGAGGTGTTCGACCAAGCCTCGCGGCACTACGAGAAGCACCTGTTCCAGCTGGACGAGATCCGCATGAACCGTATCGCCAAGAACCACGGCCAGCTGATGGCCCTGGTGGACTGCCTGAGCGAGAAAGGCCTTGGCCTGCTGCCCGAGCCGATCATCGCCGAGGCGCGTCAGTTTGTGGTGCAGATGGCGAAGGAGCGACAGAGCGCACTGAATGCAGACCACCCGATGGTGACGGAGTTCTGGGAGGCGTTCGACTTCATCGAAGGCACCGGCGATATCACCAAACCCAAACTGAACCACCACGGCCCCGATGCCAAACAGATTGCCGTGAACCTGAAGGAATTCGAGCGCTGGTGTGGGGAGTTCAAGCTGCGCGCCCCCGATATGCGCACGCTGAAACACCTGCTGCGCACCAGTAAGACCCGCAAGTTTATTGAGTCCAACCGCTCGGTACGCAGCAAGATCACCGAGCAGGAAAAGACCGTGAAGTGCTGGATATTTGATCGAGATTGAACCGGGCCGAACGGCCTGAAATGAAACGGCTCCCGATACCGCCAAGCATCCGGGAGCCATGAAGGAGTAAGCAGATGAAAGCAAACACCAACGCATTTGATTCTAACGCCCTGGGGCGCGCGATCGCAATGCAGATCCTGCGGGAGCTGCCACCGTCCGCGCTCGAAAAACTCAACCGCCGCATCCGCGCCCGCCGTGCACAGGCCCTGGAACTGCCCCGCAAAGGAGATCGCCCATGAACGCCCGACTGTCATTGAACAACCGCCCCGAGCCGTCACTGGCCCAGCAAGCCCACCGGCTGGAGTCGTTCGAGATTGCCCTGCGGGAAGAGCGGATCAAGGCGCTGGAGGACATGATCACATCCAGCCGTGAGGACTGGGAATACGAGCGAGGTGTGCTGAACGATCAGCTGGCCATGATGGCCAACGAGCAGAAGCTGAGCCTGGAACGTGGTGCCGAAAGCCTCCAGCGTGAGCAGGCGCTGCGCGAGGCGAACAAACAACTGGAAGATGACCTGGCCCTTCGCATCAACAGGGAGCAGACGCTGCGCGAGAAAATCAGCCAGCTGCTGCGCGAATGCCAGCAGCTGAAAGACACCCGCGACGAGTTCGAAAAAGCCGGCAACCAGCTGGCCGACGACAAGGAGAAGCTGCAGGCCGAGGTGGAGCGCCTGGTTGTTCAGGACAACGCCAACGCCCGCGTGCTGACCAAAACCCAGCAGCAGCTGAAAGAGGCACAGGCCGAGGCAAAGCGCCTGAAGGCACTGGAACCCGACCGCCTGAGCAAGTTGGTGAAGCGCCTGCAGAAAGAGAAAGCCGAAGCCCTGGCCGGGGCCAAGGAGATGCGCGCCAAGAACCACCAGCTGGCCAAACAGAACCGGCAGCTGGATGCGGCGCTGGACAAAGCGGTGGCCGACGTGAACGCCGGTATGGAAATCAAACCCGAGCGCGTTTTCGAGCCCGGCCGCGTTGGCCGCTGGGAGCTGTTCACCTGTCCGAAAGATGGCTGGTACCAGCTGCTCGATACCGAGAACGAAGTCAGCCAGACCGTGCGCGTTGAAGGCAGTGAACTGATCACGCCGAAGATCCGCCCGGTACCGAAAGCGATCGCTGCCGAAGTGCTGGCCTTTCACCAGGCGTTTTTTGGGGGTGCGGTATGAGTGCTGGATACAAGGACTTTACCGTTATCCATAGCTGGAGCGGCTGGCAGGCAACCCTGCGCATTGAGCAGGACGAAGCCACGCTGGAGTCAATGCGCGACATGTTGCTGGCATGGACCAACAATGGGCCGGAACGCATTCAGGACACCGAAGGCGATATCACCGAGGCCTGGCTGGTGATGTTCGGCGAGTACGCATTCCCCGAGAGCCGAGGCAAGAAACTGGACGCGCTGAAGGGGCTGTTCGAACGCACCCCTGGCTGGGCACCGCTGGACGGCAGCTGCGGCATCGAGCTGCTGAAAGCCGATTGCTTCGAGACTGACTCTATCGACTTCACCATCGTTACCACTGAGAAAACCGACAAGGAGTGCGCATCATGCTGATTCTGACCCGCCGCGTAGGCGAAACCCTGATCATCGCCGACGAGATCGAAGTGACTGTGCTGAGTGTTAAAGGCAACCAGGTGCGCATCGGCGTCAAAGCCCCGGAAGACGTACAGGTACACCGCGAGGAGATCTGGCGCCGCATCCAGCGCGAGCTGATGCAGGGCCTGAAGAATGATGAGCGGGGAGGTAACCACGCATGAAGAACAAACTCAGCGACTTGAATAACCACCTATTTGCCCAGCTAGAGCGCTTGTCTGATGAGGACCTAAAGGGTGAAGAGCTGACAAATGAAATTGAGCGAAGCCGTGCTGTCACCAGTGTGAGCCGAGAAATCATTGCCAATGCTGACCTGGTTCTTAAAGCCGAAAAAGCCCGGGCAGAAGGACTTATTAAGCCACGAGCAATGCAGGGGATGTTGAGCCATGAGCAATAAAAAACGCCGCTCTATCAAACTTACAGAGGAGCAGCTTACATTCCTGAGGCTGGAGTGTGAGCTGCCACGTAAAGAACTGACTCTCGCATTTAATGAGCGATTTAACACTGATCTTTCAGTGGAAAACATCAAGGCCATCTGCCTGCGTAATGGCTGGAAAACAGGTCGTACTGGTCGCTTTGAAGAGGGACATAAACCCGCAGCCAATGCCAAACCAAAGGGGCCAAACCGAACAACCTTTAAAAAAGGCCATCGTCCCCATACTTGGCGGCCTATTGGCACTGAGCGGGTAACGGGTGACGGTTACCGCCAAAGGAAAATCACCGACACAGGCAACACTGTTCACGACTATGTGGAGGTACATCGCCTTGTTTGGGAAGAGCACAACGGGACTATTCCTGATGGGTACATTGTCACGTTCCGAGACGGGAACAGGCTTAACTGTGACATCAACAACCTTATGCTGATATCGAGAGCCGAACATGCCGTCATAAACAAAATGGGACTTGGTGGTGTGTCACCAGAATTGAAAGAGCCGGTGCTGCATCTTGCTCAAGTAAAAATCAAACGCAAGGAACGCAATGTTGAGGAGGCGCCCCATGTCTGAATTCTACGCACGCATCCACCCGGCCAGCAGCTACGCCAGTCAGGACACCGGCGAGCCCTTCCGCGTGACGCTGAAACCAGAGCCGACCGATGGTTTCTACTGGCTCGGCGGCCCCGGTGGCCAATATCGCCACTCTGATCTGCAGCTGTTCGTGAAGTGCGGCGACGAGCTGGAACGCTGCCGCATGTACGCCGCCAACGGCGAGCGATCGCAAATCGTCAGAATCATGCTGGCCGACATACTCGCCCAGGCTGAACGCGGTGAACTGTGTCCCGAGCACCTTGAACACTGGGTCACGCAGCAACGCAAACGGCTGACCGCCATCCTGACGGCCGCCCGCGCGAACTGGGTTGAGGAGGTAGACGGGATATGAGCACTGAACAGAACCCTCTGTGCCTGGAGCAGCGCTACCGCGACGCAATCGAGGCCTTGCTACCCGTTGCCATGACAGACACCAGCGGCGGCCGTGCTGCCGCACAGGTCCTGCTGTCAGCCTATAACGGCAACGAATTTCACCTGGACGTAACCGACCTCGGCAATCTGGACCCAGCGCTACTGGATGCAGCGATTGACGTGATCAAGCTGCGCACCCTCGCCAACCGGGAGCCACACGAGTTGATCCCATACGGCAACCACCGCTTCCTGGATGTATGGAAGTGCTGGGAAGGCCTGCACGTCCGCTACCGATACCAGCATTGGCAATGAAGGAGGCACGATAAATGTCAGAAGCTCAGCTTTCCCTGCTGGGCAACGAGGGCGGCCTGCCGCCCTCCACTGCCCCCGACACCAACACCGATGCCGATATCGTCACGCACCTGGTGCGCGATACACACAACACCCGGCAGCTCACCTGGTTGGAACTGTCAGCCAACCTGCGCCCGACTGAGAACGGCAAGCCCTGGACAACCAAGCGGCTGTTCAGCG